CCAAACTACCATGTGATACACATGTCTCTGTCAGTATATCTGGCACTCTTGCACATACGCAGGAAGAGGGAGGGCTTGCCTCCTCTGCTCGAGAATATCTCGAGCCTTTTAAGGCAGACTGCCTAACCTTTTATTTGGAAGGTTGCGGCCCATTTGGGGCTGATAGATTCTTCCCACAGAAGAATTTAAGTCATAGCGACTTAAGGCATAGACAAGCTATGTATGATTGCTATGGCAATATGATCCTGGGATTCCAGAAATATAGTGACCCGATGGGCCGCTTTAACATACCAGCGTATGATCTTTTCTTTGGAAAGCCCAAAGACACAGCCGGCATCCGGGCTGTACGTCGGGAAAACCCCGAGCTTTCCAATTATTATGGGAATAATACAGGATATCTCCTGCTTTGGGCTGCAAGTGCAGACCTTATGAACTATGGTTCTTTTTATCCCCCACCTGAGGGGTTTATATGTAGCAGTTTAGGCCACAAATATCCACTATGGTGGACAAAGAAGCCAATTCGGTTTCTTCCAACCAAACCGGTTGAATGCCGAGTGGTTGCACTCGGTGAACCTGGATTCAAGGTTCGCCCGCTTACTGCGGGTCATCCTGCACTAATTCTAGTACAAAAGGCCATGAGACAAATGACCCAATCCCTGCTTGAAAGGGATGGTAGATGCCGAATTGGCCTCTCCGTAACTAATAAGTTATGGGCATTCCTCAAATTCTGGGGAAGGAGAGAACTCACAGAAGAGGTCTTTAGTCAGAATTCTGACTATAAATCCGCTACGGATTACATCCCTTTGGACGTTATCAGAACAATTTGGTCTAGTTTCGAGAGTTTTCTCCCGATTGACCACCCGTTCCGGGTGTTTAGTCCACTTTTGTGGGCACCAAGGAAACTCTTGGTTAACAGGAAACAATATCCTGAACTGTCCCAGGACTGTTATGACCACAAATGTGGTTCATTCATGGGAGAACCCATGAGCTACATGACATTAACTGTCATGAATCTACTGGTGGAATACATCAGTCATACCTACTGGAAAGTAGGCCGACCGCTCTGGTCGGGTTTGCCAGATTCGGCAAATTTTAGTGATATGGATCACTTCGTCGTCGTAGGCGATGACAAGATTGCTCTTCGGCAATCAAGAGAACGGGCAGCCCTTTCTCGACAAGCCAGCATCGGCTTGGGTTTTGTGATGTCACAGAAAGACGGGGATTCTTCCCGTTTGATCCTCCTATGCGAGGACCATATCCTTATCGGTAAGGATCGAGATAAGAAAGTTCTCATCTACATCGACACTATTAAAGGTCGGTTGCTGACGAATGTCAACAGAGGGCACGCAGATAATCGTGCGTCTATCTTCGGTAAAGGAAGAATGCTAACGAATCAGTTAGATTACCTGGAGGGATCCTTCAGGCAACATGTCATGACATGTTATATGGACTTATTCGTCCGTAGCTACGGCAGGAATTTCCTGCAGATCCAGGTTCCCTGGTTCCTACCTCCAAATTGTGGGGGTATCGGACTCGAACCAGTCCGTATTCCCGAATGGGG